ATTTTCACACGGTTACACGGGCTTCTTCAATGAAAAAATCATATAAGAGTAGTATAGATGCAGAACGGGTCTGCCATATGGCTGACGAGATCGGCCAGGCGGCTTTGTTGAGCGTGGTAGCTGACCAGCCAACCTTTATCAGTCTGCAAAATGGTATTGAGCGCAGCCACTGGGCTTATATCAATGAGCCCAATGCATTCCGGCATGCGGAGGATATCCGCTATGCAGATCAGTATCGTCATGGCCGTAACTGGAGTGGTTACCAGATTGAGGCCGGAATCAGTATGGCGACTGATCCGGTTTCATTGACTACCTTCAAGGACAAGATCAAATCGCTGTTCGGTCTTGGTGAGAAGGTAAAACTGGAGATTTTTGAGCGTGTCATGCCTGATGAGGAAGGAAACGATATCGATGTCATGCAGGTGATGGTTTACCAGGAGGGATTGCCAGATTCCTATCTTGAGTTTCAGGGTGAGGATATTGTTTCCAGAATCCGGCGTCCGGTATCCGAACACGCCATCACCTATGCCCCTGATACCGGTGTCATCGAAGTAGTCGCTGCCCGGAGGGAGCGTCGAGATACTATCGCCAAGGCATTTACCGAAGACCTACTCAAGCAACCTGTCGAGGCCGACAGTCTGCCACTGCGGCGTTATGACCTGGCACCTCTGCTACAGGACCAGCCGCTGGATTGGGATGGCGACGATGGTATTGAATCGGTTCAGGTTGTCATGATGAAACTGAAGGACCTGGCCGATGATGGCCGAATCCAGCTGGAAGTCCCAGCCAAGAGGGAGATCGGTTTCCATGAATATGCCCAGGAATATTTCGCTGAGTACAACCCGCTGACATCGGGCAACTTCACACCGACACAGGCACAACTTTCCATTCGTTTCCATCCTGAAAATGGTTCAAATCGCCATAAGGTTTTGCCGGTGAAGATCACCATGCCAAACGGTTGTGATTTGCGCAGCCGGACAGAAAACGAAAGGTTGATCGGAGAGAAGTACCTCAAACGCTGCTCGCATATTGAAGGACATAGCCCTTCAGCCGTTTGCTGAATTTCTTGACGGCATTCTTGCTTACACCTTCCGCAAATGGGTCAACGTCATCATCAAAGGCCCGGTAGTCGAGGGTAACGTCCACATCCTCGGAGAATCGTTTGATGGCTCCATAGATCTTCGAGAGGGAGGTGCCGCCTTTGAATGCCATGGGGTGGGCATTTGGCATGGAAAAAAGGGTCTGCAATGTCCAGCAGACCCATACATCTTTTTCCAATACTGTCGCCTGTTGCCCAAGCTGCGTCGCAGCGGTCTGGAGAATTTCCTTACGGTCGCCAGCCTGCAGATGCAGGAATTGCTCAGGCATGGGCTGCTTCCTTGCCGTACCTCTCTAATGCGCCAGCCATCCAGGCAGGCATGTCCGTGTGCTTCAAGGTTTCAAACTCTTCGGCTGTCAGACCTTCACGAATTGCTCCGACCACGTTGGCGTTGACGTTGTTTTTCCCCAAGTACCACAGGGCAGACAGCGCCAGACCCGGGCGCTTCCCAGCCAGGTAGAGCTTCCGGTGGCTGGCATGCTTTAGCTTGACGGCCAGATTGCTGACCTTGAGCTCCCGGCTTGGTCCACTGGTGTAAAAGACCGGCATGGTAGGCACCTGAGTCGATGGCCACGTCAGGCATGACGTTACCGATGAACTTACTTTTCTTGGGCCGCATGAACACGCCTCGGGTAATCCGATGGATCACGCCTTCCTCAACCAGGCGGGATAGCGTCTTGTCTACGGACGCACGCGAACCCAGCCTGAGGAACCTTGTGTTGGTGAACGGATCTCCCCGGCGGACCCGCATTACGCGATTACGGATTGTTTCGGCTGTAGACATAGCATTAATCTCCTATATGTCAGAAAAACTAGCATATTTTCTGACATTATTCAAGCTCGCCTAGATAATGACTTAATGCCAAACAACAATGCCGTGTAGTTAATAACCAACTGTATTTATTGAAAATACCACCAGTTTTCCCACCTTTCACACCCCCATTTTTCCCACCGCTTCACCGCCATTATTACCCCGTGTTCATTACAACCACGAGGTAAAACTAAATGACTGTGAAACACTTGAATCAGGCCGAACTGGCCGACCGTTGGGGCGTCTCCCAGCGGACTCTGGAGCGCTGGCGTGCTATCGGCTGGGGGCCTTGCTTCCTGAAGATGGGTGGCCGCGTTGTCTACCGTCTCGAGGATATCGAGGCATACGAAATCCAGCATATGCGTGCATCGACATCTGAGCCTGCCAATCAGCCACAGGTGGGAGGTGTCGTATGAGTATCACACTGGAAGATGCCAGGGACTTTTCGGTGGCTGAGCTGACAGGCCTCCCGGCAAAAGACCTGATGCAGCTGCAAGCTGCTGCCACGAATACCCTGCAAAAAGCCAAAGAGCTCAAAGACTGGATCGACGGAGCCATTGCTCTGAAGTACGAAGTCCAGGCCAAGGCGTTACGCGCACAAACGGGCAAGGACACCGGCACTGTCCACTTTGATGACGAGGGTGTCCGTGTCACGGCCAACCTTCCCAAGAAACCGGTGTGGGACCAGAAGAAGCTGTCCGAGATCGCCAAGCGCATTACTGCCAGTGGTGACGATCCCAGCAAGTACCTGGACATCACATACAAGGTAGCCGAGCGCAAGTACACCGCCTGGCCGGAGAGCTTGCGCGAATCATTCGCACCCGCTCGCACACTCAAGACCGGCAAAGCCACCTTCCAACTTATCCCGATCAAGGAGTAAAGCCATGTTTAAAAAACGCACCCTGCTCGAAAGACTGAAAAAGCACCATCCTTATATGTTGGAAGAGCTCCCCGAAATAGTTGGCTCTGATGCTGAAGAGGTCGCGCTCGAAGATAGCACGCTTGACCAGATCGCTTTCGCCATCCTCGCGCTCGAAGCCGAGATCCGCCCACTCAGTCGCCGTATGAACGCCTTGCGCGAACTCTACGATCTCGCTCGCAAACGTGGTGTCCTGGGTGCCCATCGCATCGGTGACACCTTCTCGAAAGAGGAGGATCACTCATGAGCTTGCCCATTATTTCCGCTGATCAGCGGCTGGCCGAGAAGCGCGGCATCAAGGGCTGCATCTTCGGCAAGTCCGGCATCGGCAAGACCAGTCTGTTGTGGACCCTGGAGCAAGAGAACACGCTCTTCTTAGACCTGGAGGCCGGTGACCTGGCTATTGAGGGATGGTCAGGCGACAGCATCCGTCCAAAGACCTGGCAGGAATGCCGAGACTTTGCCGTATTCATTGGCGGTCCCAATCCCGCTCTACGGGAAGATCAGCCATACAGTCAGGCCCATTTCGATGCCGTGTGTGAACGCTTTGGTGATCCGGCTGTGCTGGAGAAATACGAAACCGTTTTCATTGATTCGATCACGGTTGCAGGCCGTCTTTGTTTTCAATGGTGCAAGGGGCAACCGCAGGCATTCAGTGATCGCACAGGTAAGCCGGACAATCGTGGAGCCTATGGCCTTCATGGTCAGGAGATGATTGCTTGGCTGACCCATCTGCAGCACACCCGCAACAAGAACATCTGGTTCGTCGGCATCCTCGATGAACGGATCGACGAATTCAACCGCAAGGTGTTCTTACCCCAGATCGAGGGCTCGAAAACGGGCCTTGAACTGCCCGGTATTGTCGATCAGGTGATTTCCATGGCCGAGATTACTGACGATGAAGGTCAGTCCTGGCGTGCCTTTATCAACCACACACTGAATCCCTATGGCTATCCCGCCAAGGATCGCAGCGGCCGTCTGGAAATGATCGAGGAACCACATCTCGGTCGGCTGATGGCCAAGATCCATACCCCCGTAAAACCGGCAGTGGAGCGACTTGAGTTTGGCCGCCCATCCGCATCCACCGCCGACCCTCAACCCTCTAATGAAAGTGAAGGAGTTTAACCATGACATCCACTTGGAATGATTTCAATTCAGCAGACGATCAAAATAACTTTGATCTGATCCCCAAAGGCACCCTGGTAAAGGTACGTATGACCATCAAACCCGGAGGCTACGACGACCCGGCACAGGGCTGGGCAGGTGGTTATGCCACCCAAAGCCATACGACAGGTTCAGTGTATCTCAACTGTGAATTTGTGGTTCTGGAAGGCCCTCATGCCCGTCGCAAGATGTGGAGCCTGATTGGCCTGCACAGTAATAAGGGGCCTGAGTGGGCCAATATGGGTCGCGCCTTCGTCAAAGGTATCCTGAATTCTGCCAATGGCCTGCACCCACAGGACAACTCAGCGCAGGCACAGCAGCTCAGGCGTATCTCGGGTTTTGCGGATCTCGATGGTATCGAGTTTGTTGCCAAAGTCGAGATGGATAAGGACCAGTATGGAGATGATAAAAACGTCATCAAGATGGCGATTACACCGGACAAGAAAGAATACGCCGGTGTGATGGGCAACGCCCCGACACAGGCATCGCAGCCACCAGCACAACCCTCACAGCAGGCACCAGCAGTGGCACCCACGGGTCGTCCAAGCTGGGCACAGTAAGGAGGGTTTGCAATGATCTTAAGGCCCCGCCAGAAAATGTTTGTTGAGCGTAGCATCAATGCGCTCAATGAGCATGGCAACACACTGGGTGTTGCGCCGACCGGTGCCGGTAAAACCATCATGCTCTCCGGCGTTGCCGGAGAGTTGTTGGCTGATACCGATGCCAAAGCCTGCGTGCTGGCTCACCGGGATGAACTGACCAGCCAGAATGAAAGCAAGTTCAACAAGGTCAATCCTGGCATCAAGACATCTGTTTATGATGCCCGGGATAAATCCTGGTCCGGTCAGACCACCTTTGCCATGGTCCAGACATTATTCAGCTGATGGTAGTACCGGTACTGGCGGAAGATCTTGTCCTGGCAATCAGCATCCAGCTCTGTTTCGGAAATCACGGTGGTCTGTTGCGCCAGCGGGATGATCTTTCCAGTGACGAAATCGCCTTCCCAGATCTCTGCCTCCGGGTCCATGTCGACCGTCTTGTACTTGAAGTGCGTGTGGTCGCAGTTATCCTCGGCAAGCGCCATGGCTTCAGTACCGTAGGTCATGCCAATGTACTGGTCGGTGAATTTGTTGAATACGAGTATAACTTTCATCGGTTATCCCCAGTAGCCATTAGTGCTGGTAGCGATGGCACGCCAGCTACCGGCCTTGATAAAGGTTGTGGTTCTGTCATCGGTCCACCAGGCGCTGCCGTTGCCTGTGCCACGCACATAGCGGTTGCGATACAGGACGATGATGTGATCGTTATTGTTAAATCCGCTGTTGGGATGAATGGCCAGCGCCCAGTTCAGCGCAGTTGTTGCATTCGCCGTGTTCCCTGTGGATCGCACATTGACGTATACCGCCCGTGGCGCATCGGATAACTGGATATATCGGTCATCATGCAGGTGCGATAACGCGGCGTAATCTGAATCATGGCTATGGGACAAGGCGGCATAAGCAGCATCATGTTTGTGAGCCAACTACCGGTACTACCATCAGCTGAATGTGGTCTACGGTGTGCTGGATCAGCTGATAGCCGCCGTGGTGCTGGATGAATCCCTGTTGACCGACTATCGGCAGATGCAAACTTATATTCGCAAGATTGTTGAAAACAACCAGCGCTACAAAGAAGCCTATGCACTTCAGGATGGTTATGAATATCTGGATAAGCCAAGCGAGCGGGATCAGCTGAATGCCCAACTTGAAGGCGGCCTGCATGAAGTGATGGGACGTTCAACCCATCCGGGTACACCGCAATGATCGAAATAACCCGACATATTTCCAACTCAGAGGCTACTCGATTACGCGCCCAGATAAGATTGCTGGATAAAGCCTACTGGCAAGATCGCTCCAGACACAATCTTAATCTCGGCGTGGATAACTCGGTTGGCCAGTATTACTCCTGCGGACAGGTTTCATGTCCGGCAGAACTGAGTGAAATGATCGATGCTATTGCACCGGAGTGTCCCGGATACGAGCTTGAAGAATGGATCATCAACTGGACGCCCGAAGGTGGATTCATGCCGCCTCATATCGATAACGAAGGCTATCTGCGTATCGGCATTCTATGCCTTCAATCGGATAGCGGTGCCTTCATCTGGTATCGAGACAATGACCTGAAGCAGCCTGAACGGATAAACGATATCGCAGGCCAGTTGATCCATATAGACGACATCACCCAGGTCCATGCCGTGGCTCCCGCCTGTATGGACCGTTACGTGATTATTTTTCTCTACAGGTAATTCACTATGATGCAAATTAAACCCGCACTGCTGAGTGCGGCGCAGTCGGCTGCGCTTTTGACATCTGCCAATGAGCACTTGAGCCATTTTATGCCCAGCCATGGTGTGTTCCGGCGTATGGGAATCAACGGTGTGGATGCACTGTCGGAGTACGAGTTTCTGAAGCGGTGGAAGTTTCCCGATGCCCTTAACCTGGTTTATGAGTAGCAGGTGCCTGATGCACTGAGGCAAACCAGTAACGAAGTATGGTTGTTGCGCTTTCCAACGGGCGGTTTTCTGGACCAGTACCGCGCCAGCAAGCCGCTGTTCAATTGCCTGTCCATTCCATTAAACGATGGTGGTCAGTTCACTATCTGGGAAAACGGAGAACCTGTAACCCATACCAACAAGGCGGGTGATGGTTATCTGTTTTCATTGGCTGACTACCACCAGGTGCCGCCAGCTACACAGGATGACCTGTATCTCTGTTTTCTGTTTCTCAACCATATCGAGGTGATAAGCAATGCCTGAACAATTTTTACATGGCGTGGAGGTCGTTGAGATAGATAGCGGTCCACGCCCGATACAAACTATCCGATCCAGTGTTATTGGTTTGATTGGTACAGCACCAGATGCTGATACACAAAAGTTCCCACTGAATACTCCGGTGCTGATTGCCGGTAAGCGTGGTGAAGCAGCACCACTGGGTCTTAGAGGCTGTCTAAAAAGACATACGTTAATAGAAAATCATCCAACGGCCATTTTATA